TTGACCAGTTCCTGCGCGATCTCATCGACTGTATCGGCAGGCGCTTCACCTCCCGCGATCTCCTCAGCAATGCTTTCGGGGGACGCGGGCGCGTCAACGGGTCCCGTTTCCGGGGTCGCCGTGTCTTGCATGGTGGATTTTCCTTCTGTTGAGAAAACTTAAGGCCGCGCCACCCGGCGGGCCTCGATCAATCCGTTGTCGACGACGCCCTTGAGCGCATCGCGCACTCGCCGGCTCGCTTTGAGCGCGTGGTAAGCCATCTCGCGGTTCTCATGGTCGCCCATCGCCGTTGAGGCCCAGGCGTTGATTGCCGCTTTCTCGATTTCGTCCAGCACCTCGGTCAGAAGCGTGTCCTCGAGCAGCCGCTTGGCGTGCTCAGCGCGGGCTTGGGCGTCACTCATCGTCCGCGTTCCTCATGAACATGTGCTTGGCGCGTTCCATGTCCCAAATGATTGCGCCGCAATCGGACGTGGACGAAGCGACATATTCTTCGCCGTCCTCTTCAACCCCGATCACGGTGACGCGGTTGAAGTTTCGCTCCAAGGCAGCGCTCAGCACCTTCTCTGGAGGAAGCGGAAGCTTCGTCATGCAATCCAAGGACACAACGTTGCTCACGCAGCCATCCCCGGATCAACGCTCATAGGATCAACCGGCACCGGAACCGGCACGATCTCGGGCTCCTTCGCGGCAAGCTGGTACTGGCCCCGAATATGCGCCACGTTCTCGGCCGTTTGACCCTTCATCTGCTCGGTTGCGATCTTCGTCGGATCAGGCTGCGGTGGCGCTTCCTGCTGCGGTTGCTGAGCGGCCTGCGCCGGATCCGTGTAATATTTGTCGATGCCCTTGAGACCCATTGCCTCGGCCAGCCGCTTCAGCTTCTCGTAGATGTTGTCCGCGGTCAGGATCGGGCCATCGACGCCGCCCTGTAGCTGAACGATCGACTGATCCAGTTGCAGCAGCGACATGATGTGCGCGACCAGTTGGTCCTTATTGTTGGTCCCGAGCCCGACGCTCACGGTCATGTCGTAATTCGTCTTCCAGTCGGACGGATCGACCTCAACCCACTTCCCGCGGAGCCGGATGACCTCGCCTTTCTCGCCGTGCTGCGAGACGAGCTGGAGCAGACGGCGAAAAATGTCCTTCAGAAACTCCGCATATTGCCGCGCGACCAGCTCCTGCCGCTGTTGCGAAGCCGATGCGATGATGTTCATGCCAGTCGCCGTCTTGTTCAGCGAATTGGCGTCCATTCCCTGGTTGTAGCGGGTGACACCGGTACGAGCCTCCCTCACCCCGTCCAGATACTCGACCATGCTGAGGCCGGCGCTGAATGCGACCTCGCCGCCAGATGGAAGAGCGCTGATCGATCCCTGAGACTTGACCCGGACTACGCCCCCGACCGTCGGGTTCAGGAGGTCATCGATGTTCACCTGTCCGTCGACCACCTCGCGCATCGGCCGATTGGCAAGGTACATCGCGTTGTTCAGCTCCCGCTGGAGCGCAGTCTTGTTCATCTGCACGTCGCGGGTCAGGTCGTGGACCGACATGCCGACGAGCTTGTGCGGCACTGGAATCGGCGTCCACACCGAATATGGATGACCGTCTGCCGGCTCGTTCAGGAGGACGTTCTGTTGACTCCCGCCCAGCAGCACCTTGCGCCACTCCGGCCCGTTGCCATAGTCGCACTTGACGTAGCACTCATCGACCCACACCGGCCGCGCAAAGTCGGTGTCCTTGAAGTCGTCGGGCTCATCCTCATTGTCGAACCGCTCGTCGCGCTCTTCGTCGTTCTCGGGACGCCCGGATTTCAGCGCGATCGCCTTCTTCTCGTCCACGCCCATGTCGATGAGGTCACCGAGCTCGATCTGCTTGGTGTGACCGAGGAAGGTAGCCTGGTCCAGCGAGGCAAGCCGCTCCTCGTACAGGAACTCGTCCGGCGCGATGATATGCACCCGGTAGCGCTTCACCTTCTTGGGCGCGAGGGTCAGGGAATACAGTCCAGTCGCTTCGTCCTGAATGATGTCGCCGGCGGCTTCTCGGCCACTGGTCAAGAGGCCCTGAAGCTGGATCTCGTCCACGCCCTCGTAAGTCTCGGGCGGACCGTCCTCTTCCTCTTCCATCACCGTCTTGGCGACACCGAGGCGATAGAGCAGGCCGTCCTTCATCGAGTCATGCACGACCCGAAACGAATTGTTGTCGGTCGTGAACTTGAAATTGACGTAATCGGTGGCCTGTTTTGCCCCGTCCTCATCTTCTGGCCCGACCGGTTCGAAGCTTACCACCTCTTCGCCAGCGACAAACGGGCGGACAAGCGCCGGCATCATGCTTTCAACCGCTTCCATCGTGTCGCGACTGACGACAGTGGAAAGCCCGTCCGCCGAATCCCCGTAGAGACTTAGGTTGTCGCCGCGGTAGAATTGCAGCGCCTCTTTGCGATCTTGGGACGGCTTGTTGTCCTTGAACTTGACGCACGCATCCCGCCGCCTGACCACCATGTTCCGGAAATCAGACGGCGAGAGCGCCATTCCTACTCGCCCTTCTTCTGCGGGGCCGGCGAGATATTCGTCACCTTGGCCGTCGGCGCCTGCTTGAGCGCCTGCTGCGCGGCTTCGTCACCGGTCGCTGCGTCCACGTCGATGTAAGCAGCTCCGCCCATCGCCGTCTGGATCATCACCCGATACGTTTGGACGCCGGACGGACCATAGAGCTCGTTCCCGACCGTTGCGGCAGTCGGACTCGGCTCCTGGGCCGTGAGAACGCCTTCCTTGGCGGCGGGCATTACTCGCCGAGATCCTGAACATCGGCGCGGCCGAGCTTCTCGACCGCCTCGGCGTTGGCATCGGTGCCGAGGGTGTTGATGACGTTGCCGCCATTCGCAGCGTTCGAGATCATGATCGCCGCATCGCGCTCGCCGCCCATGCTGTTCGGGTCGGGATCCGTTGCCGGTGTCACGCCGCGGATCGAGATGCCCTTGTAGCCCTCGGTCTTGAGCGCCTGGTTGGCAGCGTCATCGCCAGAGTCACCCTTGAAGTAGAGCACGAACAGCCCGTCTTCGTCGGTGTGGCACTGGACGCTGTAGACCTGACCCTTGCCCTCGGCTGCTTCGGCGGCAGCACGCGAGCCCGGACCACCTTCCAGCGCCGACTTCGGCCCCGGATGCGATTTCGTCGACTTCGCGGCAACCGAGCCGCCCTTCTTGTCTGCCATGTCACTCACTCCTCTTGTCTGTCCCGCTCAAACCACTCTTCTCTTCTGGTTGATCGCTGGTCCCCAACCCTCGTTGCTGGTCAGCTCGGCATGGGCCACGCACATCAGCCCAAAGGCGTCTGCGCTATGGGATGACCAGTCGTGCTCCGGCCCAAGGCCGATGCTGCGATATTCGTCCCAGCGCTCGTGATACCAACCTAAGGCGTCCAATCCGGCCTTGGTCGTTTCCTCGTTGAACCTGATCGATGGAAACAGGCGCCGTGCCGCCTCAATCCTCTTTAGCGCCGCACCCTTGCCCTGGTTCTTGACCACGTAAGTATCGAACCCGGCAGCCTTGATGTGATCCTCGAAGCGAATGGCCGTGACCACATTCTCATTGGACCCGTCATGCGGAAGAACACACTGAGCCGATTTGTAACCATGATCCCGAAGCCAGTTGAGGTGAGCAGCAAGCGGCTGCCCGGAAGCCTCGTAGTGATCCAGAACCCGAACCTCGGAGCCAACAAACTGAGCAATCCAGATGGCAGTCGCATCACGTACCCCGATGTCCCAGAAGGCCCGAAACGTCATCAACGGATCCGGAGAGACAAACCCGATTCTGCCGGCAGCACGGGCATTGGTCAGGTCGCGGGCGAAGTAAGCGCCCTCGGCAACGGTGACATAACCGCCTTCCCAAATGTGGTCGTACTGGTCGGGCTGCATCCTGAGGCAGTCCTGACGCTCCTGCTCGAGCTCCTTCGTGAACCAGGGGTTTTCACGGTAATTGGCTTTGACGACGACGCAGCCGGTTGGCCTCTCTTCGCCGGTGAACATGATGTCGACCGGATCGGTCGGCTTGTTGCGGTTGTAGCTCCACCACATCTGTGAGCCGGAAGCGCGAAGGGTCGGCCGCAACAGATTGATCGAGCGCATCGTCGCGGTGTGAGCCTCTTCCCACCATGCCCGCTTGAAACCCTCCAGCGACTTGATCGAGTCAGCCGTGTAATTGTTCATGCCCTTGAAGGTCAGCAGCCCATCGCCGGGGGTCGTGATGCAGTCCTCGTAAACCTTGAAGCCATCAGCCTCGCCCAAGCGAAAAGCCGACAGCTTGGTCTCGATCAGCAGCTTGGCGGACTGCGCCAGATC